GGCTGGCTAAAATGGATCCGCCCAAATAGGCCCGCATGCGTAAAGCCTTCAACGAACTTTTCGAAGTTGAAGACAACGCTGCGTATTTGGGACAGAAGACATTGTCAGTCAAGGTCGAGGCTCTCCTCAAGCGTTACGACAACAAGTGGGCACCCCGCCTAATATACGCGGGGTCCGACCACTTTAACGCTTTAACCGGACCGGTAGCAATGATCATTTGCGAGCGTCTGGTGGAGATCTTTAAACAGCATCGTCTAGGGCCAATCAAGTATAATGTCGCCTACAAAACGGACGACGTTACCTTGGCCCGGCATCTTGTTGAAGCACGCGACGCGGGCTACAACTTTTGTCTGGAAGCAGATTTTTCATCGAACGACCTCTACCAAAGGAAGGGGATGACGACCATCACTGACGCAGCCATAGGCGTCCTTGGTGCTCCACAGTGGTTCCGCAAGTTGCTCATCGATATGAGGACTTTCAGCGTGACTAACCACTTGCACGGGCACCGAGCTGAGGTTCAGAATCAACTACCTACGGGCACAACCATGACCACCGCAAGAAACTGCATCGTCAATTCAACCATCGAATCATGCTACGCACTCCACAGTGGAAACACTGGCGTCGCGGACATTCTTGGTGACGATTTCCTGGCTATGATGTTTTTGCCAACAGACTGTTCGGACATCACTTCTTGGGTTGCTGAAGGCCCCAAGATGAAGCTTAAAGCTTCGAGTCCTGAACTATCTGGCGAATCGACATTCTTAAGCCGCAGAATTTGCACCGAGACAGAGACACCATGCATGATGCCGAAACTAGGCAAAGCACTGGCCCGCTTCAACGCGCGGGTATCGCCGAACATGGCGATCAGCGACTCCGCTTACATGGCGGGTAAGGCGCTGTCTTATGCTTACGAGTTTCGACACTTCCCATGCTTCAGAGATCTCTTCATCATGCGTTACGAGGCCGAGGAGGACAACGCTCACATTGACATGTCTGAAATATCCTGGTTCACCAGGACTAGCGGTATCGACTCCGCTGAACGATTACTATCTCGAGTTAAAGAAGAGAAGGTGATCGTCAGTGAAGATGAGACTCGCGAGTTCTTAATGGACGCATACGGATATACTTTCGGTCTGACCGACGCAAAGGCGATCGCTACCCGCATCATACTTAGCACAGACCTAGACATCGTCGCAGCACCCTCGGAATTATCGGTCGATTGGGATTGAAACGTCAACAACTACGGCATAACGGAATTATCACAAACGGAGCACACGCGGGTTACTCTTACCGCA